ATAAGAAGCAAAGGCACGTGTGTTGGCGACTGTCTGAGCAGACAGAAGTACTCTACCCGATAAAACCTGTCCAATTCCAGTCATGGTATCTGCTGCAGCATCAGCAATAGTTGTATTACCGTTTAGCGTAGTCGCTCCAGAAGCAGTTAGCGTGGTGAACGCACCAGTAGAAGCTGTCGTTGCCCCAATAGACATGTTGTTGATTGTGCCCGTACCTGTTGAGGTCAACGCCAGCGTTGGCGCGTTAGCCGCAGTCAACGTAATAAGGTTGGTGTACGCAGTGCCGTCCACGTCATAAGCGGCAAGGGCGAGTGTGTTGGTTGCTAATTTTGCAGACCGAAGTACCGTGCCCGTGACGTAAGAAGCCGCTTGAGTGATGGTGTCAGTATCCGCGTCACCCAAGGTCACGTTTCCAGTAGCACCCAAGGTTGTAAACGCCCCAGAACTGGCTGTAGTTGCACCTACCGTAGCGTTGTCAATCGTGCCGCCGTTGATGTCAACAAAGTCAAACATCTGGATGACGTTTGTGCCATCAACATACAGGTGAGCTTTGCGGCCAGTTGGAACGGTAATGCCTGTGCCTGCCGAGGTCTTGACCGTAATGCTTTGAGAGCCCGTGGTGTTGTTTTGGACAATGTACTGTTTCTGAATTGTCGGAACTATCAGCTCTCGCGTAACAGTCAACGAAACTGCTGACGTCACGTTGAGCACCAGGGCCCGCGCTGCTTGAGACGCGTTGCTGTCCGTCAGCGTAATAGTCAAGTTGGCGTCTGATGGGTAGCTTGGATTTCCGTAACCAACAATGGACTGCTCAAGCGCTGTGCCCAGGTTGGTGTTCGTAGTCGTGCCCCAAGAACCCGAGTTCTCGCCCGTGGCCATCAACTCAATCTTTAGGTTTGTGGAGTAGGTACTTGCCATTTCATTTCCTCTATGGAGTTATTTGTGTCCAGGCCACCGTGTTTGCATCGTTTACTGCCACCCATCCCGGCGACTGAGCAGAGCTTATATTTTGCCAGTTTGGAGTTTGGTTGTCATCCACCAAAGACCAGATTACTATGCGAACAGAACCGACTTCTCCCGTTGCCTGCACGCCCGTGACGGAAACATCTGTTCCTTCCTCAACCGTGACAGAGCCTACCTGGCCCGTCGCCTGCAATCCCGTGACAGTGACGTTAGCCGTCCCCGTAACGGTGACTGACCCGACTTGGCCAGTAGCCTGCAATCCCGTAACAGTAACGGCAGCCGCCGCTGTAACCGTGACAGAGCCTACCGCGCCCGTCGCCTGCAACCCCGTGACAGTGACGTTAGCCGCCGCTGTAACCGTGACAGAGCCTACCTGGCCCGTCGCCTGCAGCCCCGTAACAGTAACGGCAGCTGTGCCTGTAACCGTGACAGAGCCTACCGCGCCCGTCGCCTGCAGCCCCGTAACAGTAACGGCAGCTGTGCCTGTAACCGTGACAGAGCCTACCGCGCCCGTGCCAGTGGGAAGAGCAGCAAGGCTCTGGCCCCATGGGTCTTCGCCCCAGCCAACACCGGAGGCATCCCACCCTTGGAACGCTACAACGGTATCGGCCATGAACGCTCCTTAAGCGATACGAATGATCGCGTTGGTTGCGTCGGCCGTTGGGAAGATGATGGTAAAAGTTCCACTTGTAGAAGTCTTTGAACCGCCAAAATCTAAAACGCAAACAGTTGGGTCGCCCGAAGCCGTGTCGTTGTAAATCAACGCGCCAGAGGCCGTAATGGTGGCGCTTGTAAACGAAAGGTCAGCAAAATCTGTAAATGCTGTGGTGCTCGTCGACGTAGGGGTTACGTTTGTCAGCGTTCCGCCCCCCGCCGCGTACGTGCCTGAGGCAGCGACCTCGTTGGTAGCCGTGTAGGCTGTGGTGGCCGCCGTAAAAGACGCGCTGCTGGAGTACAGCGCCAGCTTAAACGTGTTGCCCGTGCTGAGGGTAAAGTTGTGAACCGCGCGCATCAGCTCGACCTTAAAGCTGGTACACATGAAGTTTCCAGAAAACGCCATTTTAATCTCCTAGTAAATGGACAAGCTCCGCATGTCCTGCTTCGCGTAAACGATAAGCAATTGTTGAGCGATCCTGCTCAACTGCCTCTTTCAAATAAAACGCTACAACATGCTTGACGCTGTCCTTGAAAGCTCTTGCTTGGGCCTGCACCGCTGGGTGCGACTGGTCCCCGACATAGATGATCTTGTCGGCAGCGCGTGCGGCAAGTTCTTCCACAGACCAGCCTCGGTTTTGAGTGGTCTCGACGTCGACGCTGCCGACAAGAATGGGGGAGGAAACGGTAATCATGGTCCTGGTGAATCCGATTTGAGGGGAATACGAAGCATGCCATCTCGGTACTCATCCCGGCGACGACGGCCCTGTTGTTCAACGCCAAGCCCTTTAATGGCTTCTTGGTAGGAAATCTTGAAATACTCCATCATCTCTCTTGGCCCCTTAGTGTAGCTGTATGCCTGTACCAAACATGCATACAATAACGCTTCAGGGGCATTTATGCTTACCCACGTGGTTGGGTTTGCCGACGACAGCTGCGTTGGACGGTAAATGTATCCCAGCTCCACGCTGTAGTCCTGGTTTGGCGTAGGCGCAACGTAAAACGTGTTTTGGTCCCACACAGCATAGTACTTGGGCGTGCCTTGCGTGGTGCCGTTTGGCCAGTACTCTTTCATGAAGGACGTGTCCCTAAACTCCAAAAACAACTGATCACCACTAGTGGGCGTCAGAATTAAGTACCGATGCGTCAACAGATCAGTGGGAGCAGTCAGAAACCTGTTGCCTTGGGTCATGGTGCCAGTGACTTCTAGCTTGAACACATCCAAGTCAATCTCTCGAAGAATTTGATTCTCCGCCATTGTGATAAAGACGTTGATCACCGGTTCGGTAAAAACATTGCTGCCCACCTCGGTGTAGTTTTGGATGTTGGTGACAAGTTCGTCGTAGGTCATGAGATGCTTACAGTCACTGATCCAACAACACCTTGCGCAATAAGCGCTTGGTCCTGAACATACGGCTGCATATTGGTGCCACCCTGAACACTGCCATAGCTTTGAAAGGCGGTAAAGCCAGGCGCTCCAACAAAGACGGACACAGGTTCAATGCGATCGGGTCGCGGATCGCGCAACGCAATGGCGTCTCCGTTGTAACGCAATGGCTCCAGCTGGGGCTCTTTGGGCTCGTAGTCGTCAGGGCACACCATAAACCCGCGCCAGTTTTTGCGCAGGTTGTTGTACCTGTACCGCTGCCCGCAATAGTCGCAGAGTCCGTAGGAATGTATGCCAGTCGCAAATGCCATGTCATACCCCCAGGTCCGGTACAAACTGCACGCTGGCGGTGTCTCGGTCCTCCAAGGCGGCGCGCTGGAAGTCTTCTTCGTAAATTGCCTTGAGCGCCGAGGCACGGTCTGCAGCAAACTTGAGCGACAGATAGTACGCCAAGCCGGAGGCCAAACACGGTAAAAACCTAAAGTTTACATCCGCCGTGTTGGTGTAGGCCCCTGCGTCTTGGATGCGACGAATGCGGTAGTACACAAAGGTATATCCGGCGGCCGGGGCAGGGTAAAAATATACCTTAGGAATGTTGGTTCGCTCAACATAGAACTGAGCAGGACGGGCCTCCGTGGTCTTGTCAGGCACATTGAGCCAGTCCTCCCGGCTGATGCGCTCGATGTAGACATCGGTGTTGGTGCCTTGGTTGTTTTGGCGAATGACCGCCTCAAGCACGTTGACAACGGAAGCGTCCAATGAAATCTCATTAACGCCGGCCGTCAGCGCAAAAGTAGCCTCCTCAATGGTCCACAAATTCAACCCGCGATTGGCCCAGTCAAGAAACAACAAGTTAAGCGAGCGGCGGGCTGAAGTAAGTTGGTACCCACTGGTTGGCCTCATGCCGCAGCGCTCAAACGCCTCTTCAATTAAGTCATCAATTGACAAGTCAAATGTGGTTGTGTTGGAGGTAGTCATTTGCTGTACAAATTGTCAAATGTCGCTTGTGCATCCATGTACGAGTCATCTTGCTCCGCACAGTGTATCCACTGACCAGGCTTAAAATCAGGTGCCCCTTCCCCTGTTTGCCAAAACGCAGGGCTTGTGACCCTAACGCGATTGTTTGGCAACGCCACAATGTTACCTGTCCACTTGCCTGCATCGGTCAACATCAAAACATGACTCTGTTTGTGCTGCGCAGGACAATCGGCCACCTCGCTCTCCGTGTAATCCACGGTAAACAAGTACCGGCCCGTATAAAACTCGCCGTCAATCTTGCACATCCAAGGACTGGGGCTGGTCCGCGCAAACTTAATCACAGTGTGATGATGCGACGGACAGTCCCAAGGCTGCGCCAGATGGGTAGGCATGCGCTCGGGCCACTCTTCCAATGGGATGTCCCCCACCAGCGCGGTGATTGGCATGCGCGCCCACATAGCTCCCCCATGCACGTTTTCTGACCCGTCTACGTGGCTTTCACACCCTGTAAACACAATCTGAAAACTCAAGCAACGATCCGGCATGACGTTGACCGCAATAACATTTGCGTGCAAGTACTCGCCATGGTACTTCTGATGCATGTGGGTAAACTCGCGTCTAACCCAGCACTTAAAGTACGGAATGTTGCTGATGAGGTATGACATTACTTAGCTTTTTTAGCCATTTTCTTGGCAGCACCGCCAGCAGCGTAACCTTTGGACATCATGCCGCCTGAGGCATAGCCTTTGGCCATCATGCCGCCGCCCATCATGCCCTTAGGCTTTTTCTTGGCGTCGCCACCTTTGGCCATCATTACTGGGCCCGTTTTTTTGCTAGGCTCAGAGATCATTTTGTTTGCGGGGCCGCTTTCAACAGCACCACCACCGCGCGTAGCGGCACCCATTCCACGTCCAGCCATATTAAACTCCTTTTTTCATTGCACGGCCTTTAACGTCGGCCGTTTTACGTTTAACAGCGCGACCCATTTTGTCGCTCATGTCAGAATCTTTCATCATTTTGCCGTCAGGCATCTTGTGCATGCCTGCCATGCCACCTTTTTTCATTTTGCCAACGCCATCAGCCGCAAAAGCAGGCACTGATTTGCCGCCTTTTTTAACCATTTTTAATTTTGAGGTTGCCATTACTACTCCTTACTTTGCTTGCTGAATAAGTTGGTCAATTTTTGCTTCAAGGCGATTAAAGCGCTGGTCAATGTGGTCAGTAATTCTTTGAACTTCTGCTTGAGTAACGTAATCACGTGCTACCTCCTCGCGTGTTTTGTTTAATAGGATGTCCAGCCG